GGGTAGTATTAACATATGTTTGCCATTATATTATAATGAAAGTGTTATGAAGAACTTAAAAATTATACGTGAAAATTCCCTAATGACACAGGCCAATCTATCTGACAGGACAGGCTTGACCATAGCCACTATATGCCGGATAGAGAGAGGCCACAGGAAGCCCCGCTTTGCTACCAGGAAGATGTTGGCTAGAGCTTTACGGGTGACGGTAGAAGAGTTGGGCTTCAATGGCTAGGCCACAAAAGCAGACTGTAGATTATTTCCCCCATAAATGCCATGACGACCAGATTGTATTTATTTTAGAGCAATCTTATCAAGCAATAGGTTATACCTTTTGGTTCAAACTACAGTCACTTCTGGGACGTACCGAAGGGCACAAAATAGACCTGAGTAACGGAAACGAGCCGACCTGGCGTTATCTTCAAGCTTTGACATACACCGACCATGATAAATGCAAGGAAATATTGAATTGCCTAGCTGAATTAAAGGCCATAGACCGGGAACTTTGGCAAGATCATAAGATTATTTGGTGTCAGAACTTTGTTGATGATGTGATCGATGCTTATTCAAAACGGACGGGAGAAATACCCCATCGGCCTAGTTTCGGGGAGCAGAAACCCACCACGGACGGGGTTTCGGGGGACGGAAACGGGGAAAGTAAACTAAATGAAACTATAGTAGAGGAAATAAAAATAGAGGAAAAGGAAAGTAGCGCGGCTGACGCCGCTTCATCTTCTCAAAAAACGGATAAGCAGACTTTTGAAGAATACAAAAAACAAATGACATTTGAGTTTCAGGACTTAGACTTTGAGGAAGAACTAAAGAAATTTAATCTTTACTGGCACGAGGGAAAACGCAAGCTCAAGAATCCCAAGCTGGCCTTGAGAAATTGGCTGACCAATGCCAGAAAGTATAAAACCGAGCATCCGGGTAAGCCCAAGGACAATCGCAACAACGTGATTAAAGACCCCACAGTTAATCAAAAAGGCCGCTTTGGGCACTTGGTAGCTCAAACGTGTGACAAATGTGGGGGATATCATAGACCGATAGACGAATGTGACGGGAAGCGTACCGATGACAGTTGAATGGCCTTACCAGCCATATATACCCAAGCCAGTTGACTCATGTTGTGCGTGTGGCTGTACTGATTGGTGGTGGAGGCCACCGTCATGGATAGGTGGCAAAGGCGGTTGGTGTTGTGGCCAATGTCATCCCGAGCCAGATAAAAAGGGAGTTTGATATAGTCATGGCGGTATCGGTATCAAATAAAGGCCAGAAGCACAACTGCGTTTGGGATATTGACCATGCTTGCGGTTGTTTGTGGCCACGCTTGGGGTGTTTTCTGAAACCAGACTGCTTTGATTGTGACTATGTAGACTGCCTTTTGAGTTACAATGAGGCTATATCGGGTAAGAGGAGTGAAGATCGGAAGCAATATTGGGATGCGGCGATCGCAAGCGGGGAGTTGTTTTAGGCGGGATCGAAAAGGAAAGGTGAAGGCATGACACTAGCAGAATGGTTACTCCTGGGCATACTGGTTATCACGGTGGTGAACGTGGCAATGAACGCCATGCAGCTCCGGACGGTCAACAAGCTCAATAAAGATGTGACCGAAAGCCGTGCCAAGTATTTGGAGTGGGAAAAGGAAACCCGGATTGAGGAACTAAAGACATTAGCTGAGCTGGCTAAAGGCTCGGAGTTGCTCACTAAACTCTTGGGCGAGATAAAAGAAGCCTATCCTGAGATAGGGAAGGAGTAGAAATGATGATACTTAAAACGAATGGTGATTCTATTGAGGTTTATATCTGTCATTGTGGTGCTTTAGTAGCTTTACCTATGATGGAAATACATTATAAAACTATGCACCCCAAAGTAGACACAGCCGCTCCCGCCCCTGAGCCACAAGAGGCTGACAGGGTAAAGGTGGCTAAAATATTATGTGGCCATTGTTTAAGCCGATATGGTTACTGTGATAGACAAGAATGTTTTGCTGCAACAACTCAGAAGATAGACCAGATTATCACAGCGCTCCGCAAAGAGCCGGAGAAGCCACAGAATATCCATGATGATATCTATTTTGGGAAGCCATATAACCACACCTGCGATAATTGCAAAAATACTGGCACTTGTTCTGGGGAAGGAATGGTTATTAACTGCACAAATTGGAATCCAAAGAGCCGGAGAAGTCAGGCGGCAAGTGGCTGGTAGATATACCATCTGATGTTAAATATATCAATACTTATCGTGTAGGAGCAAAAGCCCAACTCAAAAGCGATGCCAAGAGACTCAGAGAGGAACCAAATAAAATAGGATTGACGGCTGTTATGGAATCATTGCAAAAAGAAGCCGCTGGATTGGAGGCCAAATGAAAATAGTTTTACTTTTGGTGGCAATCATAACACTGTTAATATTTGCCTGGTTTGCGGGAACGAAGTGTGTCTATACCGTTACAACATTAGTTCCTCCAGAGGGAAGGCCTTTTGTGCAGCTAGAAGACGGGTCTTATAGCCAATGCGCTGAAACAGCAGTAACAACAAAACATACTACATGGCCTTGGTCAAAGAAAGATAAAACATACTTTGATTTATTTGGAGCGTTTACGGAAGAAACAGGCTATAAATTCCCAGGGGGAGAATTTATGATACATGACACTATCACATTAAAAGACGGACAAAATGTGGAGGGTAAATGATAACGGCAGAGGAAATAAGGAAACGGCTGACAGATGTCTCGCCAGATATAGACTGTCTCATGTATACAGCGTGTCCAGAGATAGAAGATTGTAATAAATGCCCCTGGAAAGGCTGGCAAGAAGTAGACATGTTAGACCGTGCCCTTGACGCTGAAGGCCTGCCGGTGGCTAAGGACTCAGACAAGGCCGTCTATAGGCTGGCGGTGGTGACTATGAGGCATGATGAGGGGACGATTTGGTCAACAATATTATGACACCCAAGCCCACCAAACCCTGCCCTGCCTGTGGCTCTAGCGCCTGGTGGTATAGAGAGCCGAGCGCCTTGGGCGGTAAGGGCGAGTGGTGTTGTGGATGTTGTCATCCAGAGCCGAAAGTAAAGCCGGAATAAGGAGGTGAAGTTGAAAGAATGGTATAGCCCACAAGAGGTAGCTCAATACACACCTGATGTAATCTTTTGGGTACTGACGCGGTTGGTCTATTGCACAGGCCATCAGTGGCCTACAGAGCCTTCTAGCAGCTATGACGCGGGCGGGAAGCGATCACGCAATACCAGCACTTCATTCATTGCAGTGAGTGAGGCTTGCGCAGAGCTAAACCGCCGCCTGATATTGACTGGTGTAGATGGTGAAAGATTAGAACAGCAGATTATAGCCGGGCAAATTAGTTATCAATATGTTGGGCATCATAAAAAACTGGTGTACTCCATACCATACGATCCTGATACGGCTAGCGCTTTTTGGTACTGCGTGGGTTATAGAACACGCCCTTTTGATTATGCAACTTACAAAGAAATAAGAAAAAATAGGCATAAAAACAAAATATCCACCTTTACATAACTTTATTTTTTGGAAATTAGGGCAAAATAGTTAAGCCGCCACCCGAAGGCAGCGGCTTGATGAGTGGGGGAAGTGGATTAATTAAAACCCTCTATAAAATCACGCATTTGTGTGGCGGTCTTGAGATTACCAGAGAATAACATCATTGTTCCCAAATCAATAGCTGCATGTCCCTCTGTTTCGGGATGCTTTCTTAAATCTGATACCATTGATGCCCATGCTTGAGATACATCACCTTTGTCAACATACTCTAAGGCTCTTTGTTTGCACCATGCCATGTGTTCTGATCTGTTCATTTCGCTCCTTTCGCTGGTTGCGCTTTATGGTCAACAGTATTTCCATGTTTATCATGCAACCATCCGCATCTACGAGTAAGATGTATAGGCTCTCCACATTGAGAGCAAGTGCCAGATTCTAATTTCATTTCCCCCTATCTCCCTTCAACCGCTTCAATGGCAGCTTTGGCTATACCGCAAAGTCTACTAGCCATATTATCAGCAGTTGCATATAGTTCTGTATTGCGTATAATCTCTGCTAACGCAGCCAGAAGCGCCTCATGCGAGTTGACACACTGCACGATGTAGGCGGCGTTGGCAAACTTACCTTTACCTTTGTGAATAGTGGCAATAGGAGTTTCAGAACAATATTTATCAGAGTGGATATGATTGTCAATGACTCTCCAGGGCAAAGGTGTGTGCATGTTACTCCTTTCTACGTTGGGCTAATTGCCCCCTAATTGGCGCAATAGATTACGTGTGGGTTGTCTCCAAACCTGTTATTTTGTATTGATATGCCGTTGCGCTTACCAGTGGACGGATTGACACTGCAATGCGCTTTGGCGTACCGTTTTGCAGCAGCCTCACTGCGGTGTTCTTTAGTTGTGTCGCCGTTGCTTGTTTTGGTTTGACTGTAGTATTTCATCCTCTTACTCCTATCTATTTCTTTGCTTCCGGCTTGGTGGTGGGCTTTGCCCAGTCCCTTCGCTTGCACTCAGGGCACGCCTTGGGCAGTTTTCCTGGGTGGCGGTAGTCTTTTGGTTCCCATTCGTAGCCGCAGCGTAGACATTTACAGATCATGGCTAGCTCCTTTCGTTTAATATTTTTAGTAGGCCGTCTAATAATTGTTAGATCATAAACATTTGTCTAATACGGTCAGCCCTGGCGTTGCGATAGTGCCCGATGTAATATAGCGCATCTCTATATATCCGACCAGCTATAAGGTCACTCAGCGTATCCTCACAATAATCTTTAGTCATCCAGGGAGCCTCTAGCCAATTACACTCCGATTCTGTGCCATCATAGTCTGTGTAGAGAGCCTTAGCGAGCGCTATTACGTCATGTCTGAGTAATTGAGCAAACTTAATACTATTGACTAGGTCTATAACTGCATCGCTCTTGTATATGCTGCCATCCTGTATTTTATTTGTAGCCTTCATTTTGTCGCCTCCTCATTTACTTTGTGCCCTTATAATAATACTAATAATAGTAGTAGTCAATAGGGTATTGAAGCTAAACGAAGCTATTCGAGAGTGGTTTTATCTTTTTAGCTCAAAATGGCTGTACTCGTAAGGTGGGCTTGACAAAGGTAAAAATAGGGTGTATAAGATGGATATAGTTATAAGTCTGACTAAAGGCCGCTAGAGTGGTAGGCAATCCACCGGGCGGCCTTTGCTGTTATAGCGACTAAAGCCCTGGGGGAAACCAGGGGCTATTTACATTTCCGGGAGGAAGAATTGAAGATCGAGGCCATGTCGCGCGGAGACAAAGACATACTATATCTGAAATATTACACAGTTAATGGCATGTGCTCGCTGTATGTTTCTGATCCTTATAGTAAATACCGCATAACCGAATTGCCAAAGCAGAAGCTCAATTGATTACCAGTCCCCTTATTAGCAGAGGTGGTGAATGGTAATGGCAACCTGGCCACTCATTGATTGTCTGTCTGATGCCTCCCTCCAGGAGCTGGCGGCTATTGCTAAGAGGCACAGGTATAGACTACCGGAGCGTCGTCAGCACGGCGGCGTGTGGTGCATGGAGTCCTTGGGGCAGATAGATAAGCTAATGAGGCAGATACCACCAGCCCCGGACTCTAGGGTACTAAAGGATTTTTAAAAAAAATGACTCAACCATTTTGCGAGGTAACTTTATGGTGACTGCGGCGGAACCTAAAATAAATAAACCACCTATTAAACAGCTCAAGTATAAAACACCCGAAGAGCTTGAGGCTGCAATTGATTTATATTTCGTTGCACATAAAAAAGAGATTACTGATTTAACTCCTACTACAGCGGGCTTGGCTCATTTCTTGGGTTTTTCTGATCGACAATCATTATATGATTACAGGGATAGATCAGACACCTATTCTTGTGTGATAAAAAGAGCTATCTTATTTATTGAGTCTTACCACGAAGCTTCACTCTCGAATCAGAGTGTAGCAGGGCATATATTTTGGCTCAAAAACCACGGCTGGAAAGACACACAGGAGCTGACCGGAGCCAACGGCGCTGCGCTATCCGGGCCTATAGTAGTCAACGTCATTAGTCCACACGCCGGGGAGCTTACTAATCAAATACTCAATGGTATTCGTACTCTTCCTCAAGGGGCAGAGACTCCCACCCTCGCAGAGCATACGGCAACAGAAGGCATGGGGCAGGAGTGAGCATACGGCAAAGACATACGGGGGATAATACGGCAAATGAAGATTATAACAAAAGATAGCTTCAAAACTGAACGCATAATGGCTATTGTGCGACCTACGCAACGGAAGCCCAAAGCTGGACTTATTAAAAGCCTTTCCGTATTGTTATGCCGGGTCTTTGGGCACCGGTGGGAGCTGGTAATAAGGCGTGAGCTGGGGTACTACTCCTATAACTGTACCCGGTGTCACACTTCTGAGGTTTATGCCATGCCTGGTGGCAAGCCTTAATGGGTTACATGCTTAGTCTATAAATATAGTCTATAAGCAAATAATATGTAAAGTTGGAGTCAAAGGAATGGCAAAACAGAGACTTGGTTGGTACAGGTGGGAATGGGCAGATCCGTATAAACCTGATATGTGGACTGCCTGTACTGTGTCCATATACAAGCCATCTTTTGATTACCCCTTTGTCTCTGTACTTATATCAATAGCCAATGGTGGGGGCAAGGTGTTAATGAGGGTCAAGACACTAGAGGAAGCCAAACGCAGGACGGGCATGAGTGACGAAGGCTACGAACGGCTGAGTATGGCCTTTACTAAGGCTCAAGAGGAATTAGAGGGTATAGAACGAGGGCTGAAACTAATCTATGGAGCTAAAGACTTACCGCCGGATGCTGTAATCGTTAGGAGCGACACTGGCCAGATTATCTCAGAGAGTAAGGCTGAGTATAAAGTAACCACCGAAGCCGAGCGCATATTGCAGGAGGGATAATGCCCAAATACAAATACCCTATGGTGTTGGTACATGCGGTTGACCTATCTTCAAATGACAGGTGGCATGATGTAGATATTGACGAAAAGACACAAGGGGTAAAGGAGTTCTACCTATTGGGTTGGAGACTGCCTTATAAAGATAAAAAAGTATTAAGGTTTGCAATGGTTCACACTATTGATTCAGACGATTATACAGATGTGGTCAATGACTGGTTTATACCACGAGCTTGTATTAAGAGTATTCGGACTCTTATTACTAAGGATAGTAGCAATGCCACACCCTAGCAACGCCACAGGCGAGGCACACGACAGGCTCACCGATGGCATGACAGAGCTTGAGGTGGAGCGAGTCAAGACGTACGAGTTGCGCTTGTGTGACCTCACTGGTGTGTGCTTTGAGTGGGGTTCGCCCGAGTGCTACAGACTGCGGGAAATGCTGGTCAACATGTGGAAGGAAGCCAAATGTCAGTAGCAACTAAACGCAAGCCAGTAGAGGCCAAAGAGTCTTTAACACTCAACACCACTAAGGTGTATGAGGCCAATGCTGAGGCTTATGTTACTGGCAAGTACAGACGTGCGCTTAATGAGGGTGGCACGTCAAGCAGTAAGACGTGGAGTATTCTTCAACTACTGGTACTGATAGCCAAGTATGCCAAAGGTCCGTTTCTTATATCAATCGTATCTGAGAGCTTACCACATCTCAAACGTGGTTGTATACGAGACTTTCAGAGTATATTGGGTAGCGAGTGGGACGAACGATGCTATAACAAGACAGAGCATGTCTATACCTTTGACCCTGCCAACCCAAAAGGTGTAATAGAGTTCTTCCCGGCTGACGAACCGAGCAAGATGCGAGGTGGACGCCGGAAGGTATTATTCATCAATGAGGCCAATAACGTACAGTATGAGGCGTTCAAGGAACTAGATATACGTACTGAGTTATTTACATTCCTTGACTGGAACCCAGTGAGCGAGTTCTGGGCGCATGATAAGGGCATGTGTGCTAGTCTGGAGAATTTCTTTATCCATAGCACGTACATGGATGCTCTGAGTGTACTGCCCAAGGAAGTCATAGCCAATATTGAGAGTAACAAAGACCTTGACGCAAACTGGTGGAGGGTGTATGGGTTAGGGTTACTTGGCAAGTTGGAGCATATCATATTCCCTAACTGGCAGAAGGTTAAGGAAGCGCCAAAGGAGTATATAGCCTGGGGCTACGGACTTGACTGGGGATTTGCCAAGCCAATGGCACTACTTAAGGTATTTTTGACAGATAACGGCCCGGTGTGGCATGAGGAAATATACGGAACCAATATCACCAACGCTATGCTAATAGAGAAGTTGAGCCATTTGGATAAGGGCGATATATGGGCTGACCCTTCACGGCCTGACAGTATACAGGAGCTATGTAACGCAGGGTATAACGTCTACCCGGCCAACAATGACGTATTTCAAGGGATAAACCTATGCAGACGCAAACCTATCTTTGTTACCGAAGAAAGCACGAACCTCATTAAAGAAGTGAGGAACTACACACGCAAGAAAGACAAAGATGGGAATGTATTAGAAGACCCCGTGAAAATAAACGATCATGCGTGTGATGCAGGGCGATATGGGACGTTGGGATTAACCGAGATGTATGGTTACGCTACGCAGTCGCAGGCAACACCCAAAGCCGCACCTGTGCAGAGTTTCCGGCCTGGTGTTTCACAGAATAAAGCCAAAGAAGCCGCGGGCATACGAGACTATAGGGGGAGATAATGCCACGTAAGAAGAAGCCAGTCACAAAACAATACACCGCAGCCGAGATAGTAAAACTGGTAGATGATAAAGAAAATAGTCAAGCGTTCAGTGACTTACGAGACCAGATGGACTCTGACTTCGATCTATTTTCATTGGAGGAGGAAGATGAAAAGACAGGTCACCAGTCCTATACCACTCCGAGGCCGAAGAACGACTTCAAGAAGGTGCTGGCGTCTGTCAACAAGGCTGAATTGACGTGGCGCATAGCAGTACCGGAGAAAGCACCGGAAGAAGAACGGCAGGCGGCAAGCAAGGGTGAACAGATACTAACCGGTATGATTGCACAGGCAGACAGGAAGTTGAAGCAACGTGGCGAGCCTGTACTGCGCGAAGGTCTTGGCTGGTTTGGCTGCGGGCGTGGCGTTGGTGGACTAAGGTGTTTAATCTATACTCCCGAAGGTGACGACACTGAGACGGTTACAGATATCCGGCACGTTGACCCCATGCAAATGACTTGGGAGGATGGGCTTGACGGTATGGCCTGGGCCAATATCAAGTACACCATAACGGAGACTGAAGCTAATGACAGGTGGGGCGATAAAGTCGGTGAGATTAAAGGCGATACTAACAGAGAAGTCAAGGTTTATGACTTTTTTACCAAGAAGATAAACGCCATTGTTATTACAGATGGCGATATTGAAGGCACAGAGGCAAAGTTCGTCAAGAAGCCGGAAGACCACGGGCTTGACCATGTGCCGTTGTGGAAGGGATTCGCAGGCTCAATGCCTACGGTATATCGTAAAGAGGGCGACTCCACACCTACGTTGAAGTATAGGGCTTCGTCTGTTTGGGATGCCAGCCGAGGGATATACAAGCCTTTCAATAACCAGATAGGGTTTATTATGGACACGGCGGAAAAGAGTGTCGCTGGTACACTGGTCTATGCTTCTGAGGATGGGAAGAAACAGATTGAGGGCAATCCTTTTGAGAATTACAAGGTCATATTAACCAAATACGATAAAGAATCTTTGTTACCGCTCGAAACACCCAAAGTACCGCCTGAATCAGCGGTGTTAATGAACATATTTGACCGTGACTTGCAGGCCAGCACAGTGCCGTACCCGATTGGTTATGGCATAGATACACAAGCTCACTCTGGCGCTGCGTTGTCCATGATGAATGACAACATGAGGTCTATCTATGACCCCTATTGCAACCTTGTAGCCGATGGTTTCAGGTGGCTATGCGAGGAAATCTTCAGCCAGTTCAAGCAAAAAGGTCAGAAGATGGTACTCAAGGGGTACAACAATAATAAGAAATTCTTCACTCTGGACGTGTCGCCGGATGATATAGAAGACGACTGGTATGTTGTCGTAACATGTGAACCCAAGATGCCGAGGGATCAGGCAAATGAAATTACAATGGCAAAGGCCGCTACTGACCCTGGGCCGGATGGCATACCGTTAATGAGTAAACTCACAGCAAGGGAAGATATTATACATCTTCAAGACCCTGATGCTGAAAGGGAGCGAATCACCGAGGAAAAGATACGGTCACTCATAGACCAGAACCCCAATCTGGCCTTACAGAAACAAGCCCTTGCCCTTATTGAAAAGGGTGATAAATGGGGAGCTTTGGCTTTACTCGGCACTACTCAAGACCCGTTGAAATGGCTCAAGACCTTACCACCGGAAGCACAGAACGCCTTGATACAAGAGGCTATGGGCAAGGGTGCTATTAAACAGACTGCGCCAGTCCCTACATCTCAAGGTATGCCACAAGGCACACCGGTTGGCAGTGGCGCTACCACAGGCGGTCAGTCCATACCGCCACAAGTGGCGCAGGAGCTACAACAGTTATCACAGAGGCTTGGAATACCACCGGATAAACTGGCACAGATGCAACCAGATGAAATAAACGCTCTATTAGCTAGGCAACAAGGAGGTCAATAATGGGACTCAATGGAGATGGTTCATATACTGACGGTACTGGGGCTGTATGGGTTCCTGATGGTTCTGGAGGATGGTTAGCCCCTGGAGACCCAGGTTATGTTGCACCTTCTACAGGTAGTAGTGGGGGTTCCTCGGGTGGAGGTAATACAGGTCACATGAATCCAGATGGTAGTTATACCGATGGCACAGGGGCTATATGGTTCCCCGATGGCAAAGGTGGTTGGTTGGCTCCTGGCGATCCCGGATATGATACTGCGGCTGGTGGTGGCAACAAAACCACTGAGACAAAGACCTATACCGCTACAGCTTCGGACGGTACAGTATTCACAAGTACCGTGAGTCAAGCCGAGGCTGACGCTATGGTCGCTTACTATGAATCCCATAAGACAGGGAAAACGACCACAGATGGCAAAGAAACTACAGCGGGAGGCGCGACGGGAACTGATACTACAGGAGGTACTACATCGACACCAACTGACCAGAGTTGGTTAGAGGAATATGCTCCTGTTTCCGCTTATGAGAAAAAATTGGGGCTTCCGGCGATGGGAGCAAACCCTTACCAGGAATGGTTATTAGGACAGTATAACCCAACGGCTGCTACATTCTATGCTCAGTCAATGGCAAACCCATCACAGTCTGCCACTTCATTTTCTGACTATCTGAATCAGGGAGTCGGTGCTACCAGACAACAGGCTTCCGATGTTTACAAACAATTACTTGGGAAGACTCCCGCTGATCAGAACTCAGCTATTCAGGATATGAGTGATACTGAGTTGCAGAACTATATGGAGAACGTGTTGAGAAGGAATTACGCTTCCCCTGTAGCATCGGATTTGGCTAATAGACTTCCGGCATTAAGACGGTCTTTTGTTGGGCAGTATGGCGCTGAACCAAACGCCAGCTTCCTTGATTATCTAAAGAATAAATATAACCTTACCGGATTATACTAGGAGGTCGCCAATGGCTAATGAGTGGAGTCCCTACTTAGAAGATAATCCCGAAACCTTCTATAACGCTGTCAGACCCACAGGGGCTAATACATTCTCAAATTACTGGCAGAATAAATACTCCGATGTCTATGGTGGGTATCTGGGAGCGTTGGGCAAACAAGCCATAGGAGGTCAATCTCCTAGTCTTACCTTTGGCGATTATCTTAAAGATTATCCATTTCTGAAAGAATGGCTCAGTATGTCCCCTGGTAGTAGAGGCCAGATGGGTGTCGGTACTTCTCGCTGGATGGTGTAAGGACAAATGGGCAAAGATGTATTTGCTGATATAGCAGATTCATACATACAGACTTCGGATAAACTGGCGGCTGCATTGTCGCCAACGATCAGTCCGGAGAAGAAGCCCGAAGTCTACCCATTTGCGGATTACTATGCGGCTAAACAGCCGAAGCCGGAAGCATCGCAGTTGAAGGACATACCGGAATCCGTGTTGGGTAAGAAAAGACCCTATCAAGATGTATCAACTGAGGAATTGTTGAAGATTTCGCAATCTATTCCTCAAAAGCCTTTGGCAACTAGCTTTAATATGAACGATCCTTATGAGCAAAAGAGAGCGCAAATATCGTCTGAATTGGCGTTACGAAATCCTAAAAAACCAAGTTTAGTGACAAAGGCGTTGAATATAGTTGCTCCTATTGTATCTGACCCGTTTAATACGTTGTTATCGCCCAATTATCGCAATGAGCGAGCATTAGAGAATGCCACACCTCAAGGTGGAGTGAAAGGGCTAATAACCGACACTCTTAATGCTACCATGATGAGTCCCGAAGTC